CAGCGCATCGCTTGCCGCTTCCTGGGCCTGCTCAACATACTGCCGGACTGCCTGCTGGGCAAATCCTTTGAACTGCGCCCCAGTGACCTTTACCGCCTGCCCTTGCTGTTCTGCAACAAGCAGCGAATCATCGTCTACTGTGGATGCCGCAGGGAGGGACCCTATGTTCTTATCAGCCATCGGTATCCTCCTTTTTGGACTCATTCAGGATCTTGTATGCCGCTCTCAGCTCTTGCTTGGCCGCAAACATGAGGTCCACTGCTTCACCGCTGACCGGGATGGCGGATAGCCACTTAAACACTTTGTTCAGTTTCTCGTTAACTTCCTTCATAGACCCTCCTATATGTTTTCGATCCACAGGTTGAGATAATCCGTCAGGCTTTCAATGTGGGACCATGTAAATTCATCTTCTGAATCTACATAGATACCGTCCGATCCGTTTCCTTGCCCGATTTGATACTTGACGGAGTTGTACATGGCGGCCGTCAACAGGGTATCTCCAGAGGACATCAGGCAGCCAGAGCGGGATAACGTGGCCCCTTGCGAGCTGCTTCGTTCCCAGCTGAGCCCCGAAGCATCCAACGCCTCCTGCACCTTATTTACGATATCGTTCCAGACCTCGTGCGGGAAATTCTCTGCTGGCTCTTCATTATCCATGGCATTTCTGGCCGCTCTTGTCTGGCTTGAACTAGCCTCGCCATTAGACGAACTCCAGGACCATAGATCAATAGCTGGTGCCGTTGAATCTGTAGTAAAAGAACCGCTGTCATAAATGCTCAGCCATGTAATGGACCCTGACGCATCCTCATATCCAAGCTGTGCTTCCCAGTCATAAGTAGTTCCAGGGTCCAGTCCCCTAATTGTTTCAGAAAAGGAAGATGAAGCGCCTCCGACTGAATCACTCCGGATCTCATAGGTATCTCTATCAATGTCAAGCCTGACATATCTGTAATAAGAAAAACCTGAATCTCCTCCTGTAAACGATGCTCTAAATCGGGCGGAGGTCTCAGTAATAGAGCTAAAGGATGCAGAAAAGGCCATGCTTGTTCTCCTTATCCGAATCTGACCGGGACACCTGTAACATTGTCCGCAGAGAAACCAATAGTTCCATCCTCAAAAAAGACGATCCCGATTTTTTCTTCCCGGTCATTTATAAGATATATGCCCCCTGTATTTCCGGTTCCAGCGCTATAACTCTTCGCAACAAAAAAGCGTCCAGATTCACGGCTGGTGCCACTGCCCGTTCCGAGTGCCAGCGTTACATTTCGGTCTGTTGCCTCAAGGACGGCTCTGGGCTGAGAACTGCCTGTCCGCATTAGCATAAAGGAGTCTCCGTCCATCATTGCGTAAGTGTCTCCGTCCTCGGTGGCGTAGATCTCTGACCCTATAATGGTCCCGCCTGAAATGGTCGGGCTTCTGACCTCCGTGGAACTGATATATGTACTCTTGATGTAACTTGGTAGTTGATTGTCATAGGCCAAATCATAGGCATCGTTTGCTGTGTTGACCGCTTCATTGATGTCTCCCTGAACTCCGCTGTCAAGGTCTCCCCACGAGATGATTCCTGTGAGCACCAGACTACCAGTCTCGATTACTGATCCCTTGATTTTTGTTGTCCCTCCAGAGTCTGTCACCGTCAATCCGTCCAGCGTCTGGGAAATCGTAGTTACTTTTCCATCTAACCCTGTGATGGTGGTTGTCAGCCCATTTGCTGTCTGCTCAACAGTGGTGACTCGGCCATCCAAACCGGAGACCTGAGATGTGATGCCTTCCAGCTTTACATCAATGGATGCCGATAACCCGTCCAGCTCATTCTCCACCTTCAGCAATATCTCTTCTGAGGTTTTTGAGATCAGAGATCGGGTCTGGGCTATCTGGTGGTTAAAATTCTTTGTTGTCTCTCCCTCAGTTTTGTACTCATGAAGGGTTTCATCGCTTCCAGGAGCCGCCATATCCATGACTTCTCCAGTAGAGAATCGGATATTTTGATAGGCAAGCTGGGTGTACAACCCGGCCACCGTCATTCCATCTCCGAGCTCTGCAATCGGTGACATTTTGGCCCCATTTGCTTCTAGTCCCTGATAGGAATATCCCTGCAAGGTAGCCAGAAGATTATCGGCCATCTGCTGTGAGGCATACGGGCAATCCTGCTCTATGACAGTCCCCGTCTCATCTCCAGCTTCATAGCAGTTTTCATCGTCTACCCAAAGGATAACGCCGCTGATGGGGGCCTTCTTTTCGTATTCAGTTAGTGATAGAGCTTTCTGCCCTACAAAAACTTTTCCGTTCATACCAAAATCCTGTCTCCACCAAAGGTGATAGCAAATCCGTTTTCTTCAATCAGGTAATGTGTCTCAGGTGGCATACTTCCAACCAGAGGGACCAACAAAAGCTGGTCGTTTCTGGTGATCGTCCAGTTCCCGCCGTTCGCCACAGCAATAAATTTCAACACATCCCGCAGGGTGTAGTCATTGGCTGGATAGTCAATGGTATAGGCGTGGCTTACATTCGTCCGAGGGTCAACGGTAATGCCCATCAGTTCAGCAATGATGTCCACCGCATCATCCATTGGCATTGGGAACTCCAACGATTGGTCCGGAACCCATACCTTGTCAGCCTTTAACATGGAGTCATAGGCTACTACCGTCATGATCCCCGTCGGCTTTATAGACCGTTCATCCAGATAGAACACGCCGAGCTGTTCCCACTGGCCGTTCACCAACGCCTTCGGCACGATCTTCGCCATTCTGGGAATGACCGATTTCCGCTTGAAGACGATTTTCAGCATTGCCATGCAGGCGTTTCCGATCCCAAGTTCATCAAACAAAGGTCGTTCAATATTCCCGGATTGAATGTCAGCATCCGTGTATTCAGTTGTGTCAATGACAACTTTATATTCCATGGCTTATTTCTCAATCAGTGGGAACGTGATTCCGCTCCACCACTCTGTCCCGTCGGGATGCTTGATAAGGTACGAGGCCGGGTTATTGTTTGCGTACATGGTCTTCGTAACCGTGCTTCCCTTTTGAGGGTCGAAATATGTAACAGATACCCATTCTGGCATAATAGCCGAAAGCACAATGCTTGCTTCAGCTGATTTGAGGGGGCGGCAGGTCACATCCAAACGGATTTTTGTCGCCATGCGGTTACGCTCCAGCGTACCGTCCAGCATGCGCCCTGCCCCTTCTCCATCCACGTCTGATCTCTGCCACTTTACTCCCCCATAAGCGATATAAGGAACGATGTCGGTCCCATCTATTTTTAGTACCATCTGATCGCCTCCTTATATACGCTGTAGGGTCTTTCCGTACATCCGGTTCCTCCTGTTTTGCGTGACAGTTCCATCAGCATCTACATAGACATCTCCGCCATTCTCTTCGATTGCAGCTATGATTTGCTGAGCCATAGCATAGATGGCATTGATGACTCCATTGTTGGCGGATGTCACACCAGCGGCAACGCCCTCCACAATCTGGTCGTTGTTTGCTACCGCTGTCCGGTTCCCGATGCGGCCAACCAGCTCCGGGCCTTGTTCTCTGGCAATAAACATTTCGCCATGTTCAGGAAATCCCCCAAATGCGAATGTTGGCATTGAAACTCTTCCAAGTGTGATTTTTGGAATATCTAAGCCAAATCGCTTTCCACCAAAACCAAACGGCAACCAATCCGGCGTTGTGAAAGATAAGGAGTTTATTTTTTCAATTATCCAATTTAACCCCGTCTCAACCGTAGAAATAATCCCGTTAATTCCGCCAACTACTGCCCCACCAAGGCCAGTTGTCCAAAATTCATTCCAACCAGACTTGAAAGACTTCTTGAAATCTTGCCATCCGTTTTCAATGCTGTCCCAGAAACTATTCCATTTCAGTCCAACGTCGTCCCAGAACACTTGCCAAATGGACTTGATTTCCCCTGTGTTTTCATCAATGTATCGTGACAAATCTCCTAACTTTGTAGAGGCCGTATCATAGATGGACTCATATTGTTCTGTAGCATCTGCAATCGTAGAATCCTTTGCGTTTTTTGCAGCATCCACAATAGCCTGATACTGCTCGCTGTTAATAACCCCGGTATCAAGCATTTTTTGGGCTTCTAGAAGAACCGTAGAGTACTGCGTTTCAGCAGCGGAAATTGTCTCGTCTCTGGTCGCTTGCGCGTTCTTAATAATCTCGCTGGCCTGTTCCAAAGAAATGTGTGCAGCATTATCTTTCAAGTTTCGCATAATGGTTTCATATTCGATTTGCGTTTCTGAAAGATTTGATACACCCAAATCTAGCATTTCTGCCTGAATACCTGTGATTTCAGTCCATTCAGTTTCCGTAAGTGCTCGATTCTGGTTTGCGGCTTCTTGCATAATTGCACTAATTTCCGCTTCTCCAGCTACAACCGCTTCTTTTGCCTGCATATAGTAGTTTTGATTTGCTACAAGAATTTCGTTGTACTTTTCTGATCCAAGAATACCCGCAAGTGGTTCCAATGTAGAAAGCACATCATTTTTGCTTGAATCCAGTCCGTTTGTAATTGTGGCTACAATGGTGTCCACTTTTGCTTGAACGCCTGCAATTACAGAATCGTCTATAACGGTTCCTCTAAACTCCAGATTTGCCATCGAATCATCCAGGTCTCGCATTTGTTCCAAAAATGGATCAACACTATTCTTAGTTGCTTCTGAAATGCTGTTATCCAGTACCTCAATTCCATCAACAATCCTGGAGGTTTCTTTATACCAATTCCCAAAATCAATGGCTACATTTTGTCCGACAATACTCAATGCGGCTCCAACAACAAATCCGATTGCCGCTCCTGCCGGACCTCCAATTACAAATCCAATTCCTGCTCCAGCAAGTCCAGAGGAAAAAGCGGCTTGAAGTATAGTGAAGATACTCTCTTCTGTCCCCTTGCTGATTTGTCCGCTAATATGAGCTGAAATACTGTTTAGGTTCAATTGCAGCGCAGTCGCAAGGGAAAACCCGATAAACGCTCCTTGCGGTGTCTTTGTTACAAGAAAGCCGATGGCTCCTCCGAGGCCCGCAATAAGAGACGTTCCAATGCTTGTCTTCACTCCGTTGTAGTCAAGCCCGCTGGAAATTGCGCTTGTAAGAGACACAATCATTGCAACAAGCCCAATCCCCAATCCAAGAATAATTCCAGGGCCTCCAAATACTGCATACAAAAGACCACTTCCGAGGGCTACAACCAATGCTCCCTTTACTAAATCCCAAATTTCTCCTCCTTCAGAGAAAAAATCCCCAAAAGCTCCAATCGCTAGTTGGAGTTCAAGATATGCAATGATTCCTCCCGCAATCATGCTTTTCATCCCGCCGAGAAGCCCAGTTGCAGTTTTTAAGTTTCCAATTAGCCCTGCAATTTTCCAAGCTGCCAGTGCTGTTCCAATCGGGATTATATAGTTATAGAGTAGGTCTTTTACCGACTCCTTCAACTCATTGGTCTGGTCGGTTAACCCGTTCAAGAAATCATACTCAGGCAATTCCAGCCCAAGATCACCACCAACACCACCTACTCCAACGGTTCCACCACCCCCTCCAGAGGAATTAGGCTCCAAAATGGTTAGCTCATCAATTCCAAGAAGTTCCCGCTTCATCTTCTTTGCGGCATCTGTGGCTCCACCAATAGCGTCCTCTACCTCAGAGGCCCCAACGCTTACTCCTTCCAACCCTGAATAATCAATTGTTGGAAGTTCAAATCCAAATAGAACGGCAAGTGCCTGAATCGCCTCTGTAATGACCTCCACAAATGCTTGTACCCATGGGATGACTTGCTGAAGCAACGGTATTAAAAGGTTGCCAAGCGCACGGGATAGCTGTGTAATTTGTTGGTTCAGGATGCGTAAAGCATTTGCCGGGGTAATGGAAGTCCTGGCAAGGTCTGACATAGCATTGCCACTTTGCTCCATGATAGCCACATAGCGCAGCTGAGCTTTTTCTGCTTGGGTCATAGCATTTACACTTTCGGTAATACCGTGATTAAGCGCAACCTGCTCCAAAGAGGCAATGTCAATTGCATAGCCAAGCCGACGCAAAGGCTCAATCTCGCCAGCAAGACCAGACTGCAACTTTTCCATAGATTCCTCAATCCCAATGTTATAAAAAGAGGAAATATCGTATCCAAGCTGTGTCAGGTTCTTGGACATGAGTGCCGCCTGGTCTGTTGCAACTCCAAAGCCAGAAGCCATCTGCATAAACACGCCCTGGTTACGCATCCATTCAGACGGGTCAATGCCGAGCAACGACTGGACTTCTTCTGCATATGCTTTAGCTTCTGCTGCATAATCGCCCATGGCAACAGTAAATAGATTCAGGTTTTCAACATAATCGTTTGACTCCTTCACCCAGTTAGACATAACAGAGGCGATTTGGCGGAATGCAATCAGGTAGACGCCGAACTTAGCTTGGATGGAGCTGATTCCAGTCCCGAGAACGCCGAAACTTTTGGCTGCCTTTTGATTGGACACCGCCAGCCCAGTATTGCTCTGGATGATCTTCTGAATCCGAATCGGGAACGCAGAAAACCCGTTTGCCACCTTCTGCATCTCCACTGCCAGTGGACGCATTGCGGAGGCCACCTGGTTCATCTGCTGTGCAAACTTCCCAATGTTGGCCTTGTCGAGAGCAGTGCTGATCTCCGGCAGTTTTTTCAATGCATTTACGGTGGAATTTAATCCGCTTGATTTCTGAATAGATGACAAACTATTCAGTGCCGGAGCAATTTTTCTTAGCTTGCCTATGCCCGTGTTATTTAAACTGGCCGTGGCCGATGCAAGTGCCTGCATTTGCTTAGAGACCGTAGTCAGCCCCGCTCCGCCTTTAGCCGCTGCTTTCAAGTTGGTCAGAGCGGTAGCCAATGCGTCGATCTTTGCCGCCGCATCACTCGAAGTTGCCTCTATTTCAATTTGCAGACTATCAATGTCAACAGCCATGGTGCCACCACCTTTTTAAGTTCGGCACTTGGCACTGTGGCACTTGGCACTGAAAATATAAAGATCCCCGCTGCCTCCTTTATATTGAGATAGCGGGGACTTCGATTTATTTAGTTATCTTTTCAAGATTTCTAAAAAATTTTACCCTCCGCCTATTTCTAAGCGGAGGGATTTAACTATCTTCAATCAATCAGTTCACATTCTATCCATGTTCCTGCACTCAAGCATTCTCCCTCAAATGTAATCTCGTCTCCAACGTCAATGGATTTAAGTGCCTCCTCTTGCTCTTTTTCAAATGACGCATAGAAAAAAACGATAGTATTATCTACTGTTGTTTCCATAGTAAGCGTTGCGCCACCAGACCAGTTCAAAAGGCCACCTGTAGCCATTTCATTGATTGTCGCAGTTATTTCGTATCTGTTATTTTTATACTTATCATCTGCTCTTAACTCGTTGCTCTTATACTCCCGATAAATCTCATCGAAAGTTACAACGTGCTCAATTTTCGGAATGAACCAGCGCCTTGTCTCTCCACACACCTCACACTTCTGATAACTGATCCCTTGTTCCTCTTCGGTTGGCTCTTCTCGGCTTGTCTCAACCCAGAGATGTTCACAGATATTTTCTTCTTCGTTTTGCCTATCATCTTCTTGCTGCGATATAACATCATCCTCAAAATTTGCATTATTGGATGAATCAGGCATCATCGAGAGTGCACCAATAAAAGAACATACAAAAATCGTACAAAATGAGAAAAGTGCAGACAAAAGGATTTTTTTCACTGGCTTCTTTCGTATCCATTTTATCAAAGATACAAGCAATAAAATTGGAGTTGCAATTATAGAAACAATAACAAGAAACACACAAATATTGCTTACCATTCAATCCCCTCCTCCCCCAAATCTTACCATAATTCGAGGGAGGAAGCAATCAAAATCTCTGCTATCCCAATTAACTTAAGACATCGAATTTATTTTCGCCAAATCTCCATTTTCAGTTGACAAAAGAATTAACTTGTGATAAAGTTGAGAGATAATTTTTAAGACCATTTGAAAGCAGGGAAATATTATACTATTCACTCGCTAAGATTGCAAGATATTTTTTTCAAAATCGCTTGATTTTTTTTCCTAAAATACTATAATAAAAGTGTGGAAACCCTAAAGACGGTTGCCACAGTACATAAGCTACTCCATACATAGCCGGGGTGTCAGCCCCAACCACGCAGTGAGCCTTCTGTTTGCGGCAGACGGCTCACTTCTTTTTGTCTCGGAATTTATCCCACACCTGGATAATGATCCAGATGATAGAAACGATCCAAAACAAATTTTGAAGAGTTATGTATATCACCTCCCCAGGAAAATTTCCCGCGAGGGCTCTATACACGCCTCCATTCCGCACTCGCGGGATGTCAGGCAACCGTCCTTTTAACCGTCGCTGTCTCTCTCTATTGCGACAGCGGGTTTCCACGTTATCATTATATACTCCATTTTTCCCGCTGTCAAATTCTGTCGATATAATTTTTACAGAAATTCTTTTTTCAAAATCTCCGCTATCTCAATATAAAGTTTTCAAGGTACAAACCGGAGAACTATCCGAATTTCTTTTGGGCAGATCTAGCCCAATTTCTGAAGAAAAGCTGTGCTTTCAAACGCTCGTTTTCAATCTCTTGACTTGATTCCAGCTTTGTCTTTTCTTCTCCTCTCATTGGATACGGCTCTGTTCTATAGGGAATAGGCTTCGTGCCCTTCTTTGCAAAAGCATGGAGAACTGGAGCTACATCACAGAAGGCTTCATAAATGTACATTCCCATCATGTGGGCCGCCGCATTTGTCCTTCTCCGATTAAGCTTATCTGCCTCACGGAATCCCTCTACCATCCATACATCGCCATACCAATACTGTTCCCAAGTCATGCCGATGGACAGATAGTAGGGGCACTCCGCTTCAAATAGATCCGTGAAGGACTGTGGGCCTTTTACAGCTCCACAGTCACCTTCGCGTTTTTTACGGCATCCTCGTCAGTGGCGATAAGATGTGTAAGAGCGGCCTGATTGTAAAGCTGCATCAGCCTCTCCAGCAGGGCAGTTGTCATACCTCCCATACCTTCCAGAAGATCATCGGTCTGGGACCGGGACACATTCTTATGGTTCTTTCTGAACGCATAGTAGAACAGCTCCGGGATTCTGGTCACGGGGAAAACCGTCAGTTCGTCAACCTTGAATCCACGGTTCTCCGCAAACTTTACGCTCTCTCTAGTGAAGTCCAGTTCATAAACCGTTCCAGTATCATGGTCAGTTACACGGGCAGGATTAACTCGGTCCTTCATATCAATGATCTTATCGCTCATGTCTTTTCCTCCTTAAACTTCTACAGTCTTACTTCTCGCGGACTTGAGACTCATTGTCTCCAGATCAGTAGGCTTAGCCTCCCACTGAGGCGCACCGGTCGGGGTGATGTAAAGGGTCGTCTCCAGGACAGCGGAAACCTCCATACCGGGCATACCCATCGGGGAGGGCTTCCCGGTAAAATACAGGGCCTTAGTCAGACCAGGAATCAAGATACAGAACCAGGTTGCCTTATTATCAGCAGCCGCCGTATCATAGGCATCAACAACGCCCTCCCATTCCTCCATAGACTTTTCGGTCAGGTTTGCCGTAAAGGACAGCGCACCTCCAATATCCTTCAGGCCCGGGATGTAGGTTTTCCATTCGGTTTCCGCCAGCGTGGTTGTCTCCAGGTTATCAGGCTCTGGGTTCAGTTCCGGGATGCTCTTGATTTCGCTAATCTCTTTATAGCCCGTAGTAGGGCGGGTGCCAGCCGTGGCCTCAGCCGCATAAAGGAGTTTCACGCCCGCGGTGCTAAGTTGGATTCCAGCCATAAAAATAGTACCTCCTAATTTTTTAGGGAGGCACTTGGCACAAAGGCACTCGGCACTGTCAGCCCTTTTTATTTTGTGTAGATTCTAAAATTCTTGTCCGCTACGCCCTCATACCGGGCGACAATGCGGTAAATAGTGGCGTCCTGCAAGTTGGACACTGGATTGCACATGGTTCTTGTGAAGCCAATCTTTGAAAACTCATTGTCGATGGTCTCCATGATATCCTTTGCCTCGGACTTTTTATACCCTACGCTGTTCGTGTAGACGTTTACCTCATACATCAGCGATACGGCGTTTTCCAGATTTGGTGCTGCCGTTCTCATTTTTGGAAGCACGCTGTTGTCGCTCTCAACGATGGTGACGGCCGGGAAACGTGCGGGGCTATCTACATATTCGCCAGACACAAAAATTCCTTCATAAGTGGAACGAAGCGCCCCTGCGATTTGACTGAAAAGGAACGATTCAATGTCTATCAACGCATGACCTCCTTTGCCAGTGGCACAACCATGCTACGTAACATCTTAGCGGTCTCGTACATGTACGGTCGGCTTGGCATTCCCTTTGTCCAGTGGGATTTTCCGTCTCGACCAATGTACCACCAGCCTAGTTGCCCATGCTCGTTCACATCGTATCTCCATCCAGCAATCGCAACCTCTGGATGCGGGTTCTGTGCTCCAACGATGCCCGTTCCGAACTCACAGAAGATGGAGTGTGCAGCTGTGGACACAACAAATCCAATCTTTCCTTTGTACTGGCTTTCAATGCCACGCATCAGTTCTCCAGTGTCATAGATATCCATATAGGATGCATTCAATTGGGCCAGGGATACGCCTTGCTCTGTGAGCCTTCTCACCAGATCATCAGCGGCTTTTTCAACCTTCTTCTGATACGCCTTGACTTCCTTCAACGCTTGGTTGATCGAGTCCGTGCTCAGCTTCAGTTTGATCTTTGGCACTTAGCATCGCCGCCTCAATCTCTGCTTTTCTATCAAACAGTTTTTGTTCCGCTTCGTACTCGGATACAGAAACCTTTTTGATAGCGTATTGAATACTGTTCTTCCACGGTGCCTTCCGCTTCACAATGTAGTTATACGGGCCGTTAGTATCGGCCCCATCTACCCACAAAACAGAATCCTCGTCAATTTGGCAGGCCGTGTCTGCGGTGGTTGCCGTCCGATCATAATCCTCCAAAGAGCCAAACTGCTCCACTTCGGAATTTCCCTTGTTTGGGGAGACACACAGCATAGCGGATTTCAATGCGCTGTAGATGGGGATATAGCTTCCGGTCGGATTCCCGTATTCATCAATTATTTCCTCTTGGCCCTCGTATAGCTTGTAGAATACCGGTTGCTGGTTGCGGAGTAGGCTGCGCATCATTTCACCCTCCCCGCAAGCGGCGTCACCTCAGAAAGCAACTGCTCGGAAATCCAAGAAGACTCCCACGTTCGGCTGATTGAGTTTTCTGTGTGCCCGATCTGGCCCTCAGCTCCGGTCTTGTTATAAAGGTCTAACGCCACCCGGAACTGCAAATCCAGATACCGGCTTTCCAGTTCCTCCGGCCACTCCTGGAACGGATACCGCCTCGCCATGATCGCCGCTTTTGCGCTCTCCAGGCAGTCCTCCAGGATGGCCTCGTCCGGCTCATTCGTGCGGAGTTTCAACCTCGCCAGATTGTCCATTGTCCGCCCTCCTAGGTCTGCCCGGCTTTTTAGGTGCGGCGGGAGGCGGCGTCGGTTCATCCAACACCGTCCCGTGCCGCTTCATCATATCCGCGTCGTCGGTCTTGATAGGGAACTGAACACCAGCCTCATAAAATCGGCCATCGTAGCACACGCGGTAATTTGGAATAAACTTCATGCTGCCTCCCGCTTTTTTAGCTCTCAAATGTGGCCCCAGCAAAATTGAACTTCACAACACTGCTGTCATCCACAAGGACTTCAAAGGTGTCATCCTTTGTTACCCGGAAAATAATGTCCGGGTCAAATGTAATGCCCTGCTTGGTCGGAGAACCGTTTTTCTTAAATGTCATCTTGGTCCCGGTCTTGGTCAAGTGGAATGGGAAGTAATAACCTTCCTGCTCGTCCGGCTCGGAACTGAACTCGGTATATCCTGTCACATGATGAAATGTACCGGTCACGGAGCCATCGGCCTTGACCGTCAGGTCATCTCCTACCAGCTCGGACACTTGTTTCCCCAATAGGGTCTGACTGCCGGGGAAAAAGGTTAGAGTGTCAGACCCGATCATTCCCCCAGGACGTTGAGCACTGCCACCTCGTCCATACGCTCAAAGGAGGGCAGGACGATTTCAGACGCGAAGGTGTTGATGTTTACAGGATGCTCCTGGAGAATACGGGTAATCGCAACACCTGTATTCACAATGGAAACCTCTGCGCTGGACGCTCCACGCAGATCCGCCTCTTCCGGAGTGGTGCCATACCAAGTGCCACCGAGTGCGCCATCAGGAATCAGGCAGACATACCCATTGGGCACAAATGCATGGGCAACCTTACTTTCATCACGGTACTGTTTGTCGTAAATCGCAATGCGCAGGCCCGAAGTGGACTCCACGACCGCCTTTACCTCAGTGTCGGTCAGGTAGCCAAGAGACAGGCCGTTAGTGGTCAGGTAACGGTTCTTCACCGCATCCGTCTTGGCCAACAGATTGAAGGTATAGGAATTCATGATAGCGACCGTCAGTTCAGTACCGGTCTTGGATCGGATTGCATCCTTTACTGTCTTGAACGCCGCAAAGGGGTCAGCCGTGGAGGGCTTGTCCCAAGTGGCTGTATCAGTCAGAGCGGTGTAGTTAGAGGTCTTCCAGGAGCCGTCCGTATCATACTTGTAGGTATAGTTCACGCCGTTTGCCTTGATCGCAATACCCACATCGCCGCCTTCCGGGAACAGCAGCTGCATAATCATTCGCTCAGGAACAACGTTCGCGCCGTCAATCAGGTCACGGGTATCGTCAAATACACGGGCAATCACCTCGGCAGCATAGGGGTCGCTAGACTCCTGCACCCGCAGCATCTCCTGGCGATCTTTCTCCTTGATCTTATAGCCCTCACGGAAGAACGGCATTTCAGTTTCCAATTTCTCAAAGCCGATACGGTCACGGAAGGTTGCCTTGGCGTCAAACGCAGAAGGCATCAGAGAGACAGGCAGCCCACGGGAGCCTTTCAGCCAGGACAAGTCAAGACCAGCCTTCTTGCGGGCGGGGAACAGCGTAGCACCCAGGTAGGGAATCTGATTGGAGGCGACTTCAGTCCAGTTGGCCGCAATCGCAGCAGGGGTAAAAACTTCTCTCAAATCCATTATGTATCCCTCCTTACTCGTTCACGCCAATGTTGTCCCGCAGGATAATGCCGGGCACGTTGAAAGTGGAGTCCAGCGTAATACTGGCATGAGACTCAACCTTTTTCTTGTCCACCACACCCTGCACCAGCAAAGCGCCATTGGGGTTCTCGGTCGGGTCCACATCATACAGCAGCATACCAACAGCGGTAGCATAAGAGGTGGTTGCCACTTTCTTTCCCGCAGCGGTCATGGGCATACCGGCAGGGACAGCAGCGGCTTCCGTGACACAAATGGGGATCGCCACAAAATCGTCAGCGGCCAGAATCTCAATGGTGCCGCCAACAGAAGTCTTGGTAAACTTCATCTGTTTCTCTCCTTTTTAATCAAAAATAGTGTTTCAAACCTTCGTTTGCGTTTTTGAGGGCATCGGCCCGCTGTTTTCCCAGCTTCTTGGCAAATTCAACAGCCTCGTCCTTCTCTTCGGTTCCACCACCAGCACCGTCAGGCTTGGGGTCCTGTTTCACCAGATCAGCCCGCAGCTTCTTCTCATAGGCAGCGTTGGCTTTCTGCTGGTTGGCAAAGACCACATCCATCTTTCCGTCAAACAACGCCTCTGCTGTCTCACGGGCCAGCTTCTCGTCATAGCCCGGCATGGCGATATAACGGGCCGTGTGCTCGGCAATGGTGGACTTCCGCAGCAGTTCGGTGTACTTGTCCTCCAGCGCCTTGCGGTCTGCATCGGCTTGGGCCTTGGCCGCCTCGTCATCCGTCATCCTGGACTTGAGCTGCTTTTTCAGTTCCGCCGCCTCTGTCGCATACTTGTCTGCGGTGTCTTTGGACACATACAGGGACAAATCCACCTTTTCAGGGATTTCCGCTTTCAGCAGTGCCTCAACCTTCTGCTCTGCGCTCATCCCCTCAAAACCCTCAATCGTACTGGTGTCAATGGTAGGCATATAAACTCTCCTTTGCGCTTATAGACATCTCCGTCTTATTCTTGCGTTTGATTATTCTCACTTCTCTGTGAGCTTGCGAGATTTCTTTAATGAGCGGATTCTCTTCCCCTCATATTTAACTGACGTATCGCCAGATAAAACCATATGCCGTTTTTCTCTTCATTTCACAGCATTCTTTGATGGAAGACGCATTCCAATTATTTTCCTTGTAAGCGGAATATAGCGTTTCCCACTTTTTTAGTAACTTTCCTGCTTTATCATATTGCAATACTGGGAACGACAATTTAGATGGCTTTCTATTGTTTCGGTTTTCTCCATCGTGGATGCGGTGCCACTCCGCTCCTGTTGGCGCCCTCTTTTTCCTCCTCAAATGTATTGAATATTCCGGATGCCGTTCAATAGAGTAGTGATTATTATAAGATTGAGTACACCATTCCAAATTAAAAGCAAAATTATTTTTGGGATTTTCATCTTTGTGGTTTATTTGCGGGAAATTGTTCGGATTCGGTATAAAAGCAAGCGCAACAAGCCGGTGAACTAACATGCACTTTCTTTTTCCGCCCTTCAGTAATTCAACCCAAAGCCTTCCGCTATTGTTACATTTCGGAGTTAGTTTTTTTGCATATCCTCTATTACCATAATTAAGACTCATAACATTTCCAAAATTACTTACCTGATAAAGCCCTTCAAACCCGTCAATATCTTTCCAAATTTCTTCCATCAACTATCGCCTCCAATAGTCAGCCTTGTTGAATGAACAGGCGGCAGGTGGCAAGGCACTCCACTTTTCTCCCCGTCGGGATAGCCGCCCGTTTATTCACTTTTTCTCCGTCGGTGTATACCAGCACCGACAACCGGGATGGGGCTTGGGTGGAATACTGCGAATGGGATAAATCTTCCCGTCTCGCTCCTTACAAGTGGAACACTCCCGTCCATCATTCATAGTGTTCCATTTTACATAGCGCACACCGCTGTCTTGAAATGCTTTCAGTGTGGACTGGTCTGTTACTTCCACCGCATACCATTCCGTCATCTGCGCCCAATATGAAAGGCCCCGTCGGAACTCTGTAACTTTTGCGGTAGTAGAGTTAATAGCCTCCGCTGTCCGGTCACGCTTTCGCTCCCATTCATGGGAATACTGGTATTTCGTCACAGCGTTGTACGCCGCCAGCAGAGCCAGCAGCCAGGCTAAATCAGGCGGTTTCTCTCCGTGCGGTTCGGCTTCCTGATACCGCTCTTGCGCCAGTTCAAGAAAGACATCTTGGTTGTCCTTGCGCAGCTGGTCATATAGCGTCCGGGTGACTTCCAGCACATTGAGCTCGTCAAAGCCCTTCTGCGCCGCTTCATCTTTTGCGTCCTCAAACCGCTTGACTGCTCGGCTGTTCAGGAGGTCTATTGCTTTGTCCGCCAGTCTGTACGGATTCGTTTCTGTTGGCATTCAGTTCATCCCTCAAACTCCGCTCCATTTTGCGTTGCTGTTCTTCTGCATATTTCATGCTGATCCTGTATGCGTCCTCTGGGTCGCTGAATAGCCCGCTGTACTGGAACGCCAACTTCGGATGAATCTTGCTGTTGTTCAGCATTTCCGCCAGCACTTGGGCCTTGGACTGGATGTTGGACAGGTTCTTGCGGGTAAACTCCGGCTTGATGTCGGCCAACTGCAAACCCAAAACGCCAGTCTCACGGCAGATATACAGAACCAGCCGCAGGAACTCCCGCTCCGCCCGCTCCCATGTCTTTTCCGTGTCCTTGGCCCGACTCTCGGCAGCAGACCAGCCGTCCCGGTAAATGACTGCCTGCCCGGTGTCGCTGGTAGAGGAACCTCCATTCCGGTTCGGCATTCCGCAGATGGTCAGGTATGCGTCCTCCAGGTCATCCACAATGGTCTGCGTGTTGGTCTGGTTCAGTTCAGAAGCAATGCGGTAGACCTTGGCGTCTTTGGTCTGGTCAAAACTCCTTATTTTTATCGCCATGCCGCCCTTTGCCAGTTCTTTGTATTGGCCATCTTCTAGTTCGCAGTTTTGGAACACATCATATGCGTTGACAAAATCCTGAATACTGTCCAACCTATTGGACTCAATCATATTGATCGCGTTCAGAATGGGGATAACTGGCTCAAACGCACCCATGCGGGCGTCGTTATTCACATACTCTACAATGGGGATGTAGGGGATGGTACGGGCTTCCTGCTTAGTGATCTGGCCGTTCTGCACCTCAAAATACCATTCGGGGGTGTACACGCAGAAGTAGGGCTTGCCCTCCTCGTCTACCTGTTCCAGAACACCAGCGACCTTTTTCTGCCCTACGCCACTGTGGTAGATGCAAAACGCCGCCCTCGGGTCAAGGGTGTAGATAGAGGCGGGAGAGCCATCTTCCTCCCCAGCCTCATCGGGAAGTACCATACGAACCGCTACACCGCAGATGTGCATCCAGTCGGCCAGCTCCTTGTCGAGAGTGTCTTTACTCTCAGATCGCATGTACTCGTTGAGCGTGTTCACACTGGCGGAAATATCATCTTCTCCACCGTTGGACACATAGCGGATTGGGCCATCCAGGAGGTAAGCAGACTTGAAGACCACGATTTCGTTCGCCCGGTTAATCATCACCTTGTTGTTGATCTCCGGGCGGACGATTTTATCTTTCAACCGGATGTCCTGTTTGCCTCTGTAATAGTCATACAAATAGGACATTTCCGCCCTGTTGATGCGATGCACGGCCAGTGCCTTGCCCAGCACCTCCACCACGTTTTCCGGGGTGACTCGCTTTTTTGTGGTGTAGATTTTACGCCGACCGGTCAGCCCATCAACCGGCCACTCAGATATAGCTCGAACAGTATCGTTTTCAGTCACCTTGTCACCTCCAGACAAACAAAAATGCCGACCAACTACCGAGGATTTCTCGGTAACTGATCGGCACTTGGCACGCTTCGTCCAGGCATTGCCCGGAGGCACTTGGCACTAAACTATATATTTTCAGGCGCTCTTTTCGCCTTTCAATTCGATTTTGATGTTCTTCTTGCAAGCCTTACAGTATGGGTAAACAACACCAACTGCCTTGCTATCCACCTGCATCAAAAGCCGCCCTTTTCCATGATTGATGCCAGCAGCGGCACAGACCGGACAATAAATGTCAATCTTCATTCAGTTGGGCGACTCCTTTCTAATTCTGGTGGACCATCTTGGAATCGAACCAAGACCAAGCCCTTATGAGGGGCCCGCCCGACCATCGGGCCAATGGTCCAGATATACCCCTTTCGGGGTATGTTGTGAGTTTTTCGGCTTTGCTCACTTGCCTTTCGCCAAGAAACTCTGTCAGGACTTGCGCCCTGGCACGGGTGGAAGGCTCTGTTCCCCCAACCTCCGGATTTGGAATCCGACGCTCTCCATTGAGCTACACCCGTATATTGTTTGAGCGGGTGAGGATTTGCACCTCACAGCGTGGTTCCATAGGGCGTGTTTACCTAACCACCAGGCCCCCCGGACTTCCACCGAGTGTATCCCCCTACCAGTCAGCGTCTACCTTATTCCGCCACCGCTCAATGGTGCCACCGCCCGCCTCATGCGGCGAGGAGAGGCATATATGCGCTTCCCGCTTAGATTGTCACACCGTATTGGGAGGCCCGTGCACAGGCAAACACGGCAGTTTTCAGCAGGATAGCGCTGGTAGCTATCGCCCTACACAAGCGTCCGGCTTCCACGGATGGGAGCGACCCAATATAGCAGGTGGACTGAGTTGCACAGCCTGGGAGCTACCCTGCTTCTGGCCCCTGCATGTTGGCGGATTCCGTCTCTACACGCTCCGCCGGGCGCAGCCGCTTTACAAGTGTCGGCACACTCAGTGGCCGTCATAGTGCCACCGCTTCCGCCTCCATGACAGGCGGGTGCCCTTTACCCTTCTCCGGTGCATAATTAGGCACTGTAAGCCTCCGGTATAGTGTCTTTCCACAGTCAGCCTCGTGTACTTTGAGACAGCTTACTTTGCCGCATGGAGGGGGCGACCCTCCGGCCCGGATTCTTGGGCTGATTCACTCGTGCGGCATATATTTCACACAGTAGGGGCAGCGACACTATCGCCGCCACCCCATCCGTGTGAAGGAGGTGAGAAAAAAGATGGTGGACAGGTGGTAGGAATCTACCTACCAGTTTTATTATATCACAATATATAGTGATTATCAATAGTTTATGCACAATATTTTGTATTTTAAAACGGACGCCGGAATACCTCTACCTTGTTTCCTTCAAGTTGCTGGACGTACTCGGCAAAAAGGCTCCACGCATCTGGGACATCATCATTTCGATTCTTACCAGCCATCGTGTACCCACAAAGGAAATTTATCATTCTCCTGTATTCTTTATCTTTTTTTATGACAGAGTTATCCTTAAACAAAACACGGTCTTTGATAAATGGGCTGTTGACTATGATCCGTGTCTCTTTGTTTGATGTAGTATATTTTGTTGTTATTTTTGCGATTCCCCCGGATTCTTTCACTTCTTTTTGAACTTTTTCTGCTATTTTACCACCAGCGCTGTTACTTTCAAACTGGCCCATCTGAGCCTTGTGCTGAAGGAGCTTTGACACCAGACGTGCCTCTACGACCTCTGGATTGCTGTTGTCACATACCACATCTTCGCAGTAGAAGTCATTCCCATATTGATAGCAGATTGGCATCACGCAATAATCGGTTCCCTTGTCTTTCGTATCACAGACAAACAAGATTGCATCTGGTTTTCCATCAGGAAGCTCAAAGTACCGTCGCAGCTCATCCTCATTGTAGAGCTGTCCTTCACGCTCAATGGGCTGAGTCATGTATAGTGCCCGCCAGGAAGCATCGTCCATAACATCTCTCTGATTGTGATAAAATGCCGTGGTAAACCCGAGCCCATACGGATAATCAAAATTACTCTCATCGTTTTCATCCAGAGCAGGTAGGTGGATAAACTCTGCCAATGGATCATTTGTATGCGTCAGTTCAAGCCGGTCAATGGGGTCATGCAGAGTCCATGGAGTTTGAACAAGGAGCTGGACACAATCGCCAATCATTCTCTGCATGAGATCTGTATAATACTGCTGCCAGAGTTTATCCATACGCTCCTTGCTCATTGCTGATTCGATATCCGGAACAAGGTCATCTGCTACCAGGAGATTGGAAGCACGCACCTTACCGGCGTTTCCCGAGCCGATAGACGAGAACTCGAATGTCTCAAATCGTTTCCTGCTACCAAGGTCAAGCCGCATATCCTGAGCATTTGTCTTTACCACGCCTATGCCCGGAAATATATCGTGCCACAGATATTCTCCCTTCGGGTCGAGCATCCGCCCGACTTCCTCATACGCCCCGCGCAGGAATGAATTACTGTGAGATCCCATCAGACTGCTGAGCTCCGGATGCTTGAGTCCCGTCCAAACCATGAACATCAGCTCGATGGTTGTCTTTCCGATTCCGGGCGGTGCCATGACACCCAGTATGCGTATATTTCGCTCCTCAAGGCGCTGCATGGCCTGCACGATAGGTAATAGCTGCTTTCGGCGTGGCATATAGAATTTTTTCTTTGGTTCCCGGTTCCATTCAGCGTATCGAATCGCCGCGTCAAAATCATACGGTGCATCAAACAGCAGGCTCCGCTTGTTCAGTTCAAACATCTTCGCGTCCGTCCGCTCCGCAGCATACTTGGCCGACAGGCGGCGGATTTCCTTGTTCCGCTCATGGGCCAGCGTAAAATTTTCTGGCTCCAGCAGCCTAATTGAATCAAACGCATCAGACAGCGCAGATGGGTCAGACAAGTCCCTCTGAAATGCCCTCGCCACTAACTCCCGAATTTCCATGAAAAAAGTGCCTCCTATCCCGTAAGATAAAAGGCACTTGGCACTGTTCGCTCCGCAAGGGAGAGGCACTTGGCACTATAATTATTCAATCCTCCGCCGGTTCAGGCCACGGCATCCAGTGAGTTACCTTTGACCCAGCAAATCGGCCAGATGCCCACCCACATGCAAGTCCGTCATCTTCCCAAACCTCATAAATACCGTTGTGCCATCTTGCCTGTGTCTCCCACACATATCTATGCTTATCTATCCAACTTTCAATCGTGATAAGAATTGGTTCCCCGTCCGGTGGCATTGTCTCAGGCGTTACTTTGATCCAGTCCATCATGTTCCCTCCAATTATGCAGCAAGCCGGAAGCATCCATTCAGACACCTCCGGCTTACTCTGGATATTTGGCAGGGCGGCGTATCCTGCATCTCAGGTTCCCTTGCGGCGTGTCAGCACTCACGCATCTCCAACTAGGGCGACGGCTGCTTCTTCCGTCCTCATACAAGGGAGTGTCGGGAGCCATTTCCGACCTCAAATACCATCCTGTGTCTGATTATATGTTCTTTTTCATTGATTTGTCAACCAGAAAAAATCTGCTTACTTGTGTTGACTTTTTCCGATCTCTCGCATATACTATAGACAGATAGGAAACTATCTCAAATGTTTGCCGCTACTCGATATGCGGCCAATAAAAGGTCGAGTTCAAATGTCTGTTGCTACTCGGCAAGCAACTAAAATATGGCCGAGTTCAAATGCTTGGAACGGCTCTATTCTTCGGGGTAGAGCCGTTTCCTATTCCAAGGAGAGATAGAGAAATGGATGTAGGGCATTTCTACTTTTTAAGTGACAAATACTTTATTGATTTCCCGGACAAGTATCTCATGCAAAATCATGAAATGGTCAACGGTGTTCCACATAACCGCCCGTGTTTTTACGCTTTCGAAGACGAAAAGACCGGCCTTTATTGGATGATACCTTTTTCATCAAGAACGGCAAAATTCCATCAAATATATCAGCATAAAATTCAGAAGCACGGTCAATGCGATACAATCCTTTTCGGGGACGTACTTGGTTACGAAAAGGCATTCCTTATACAAAATATGTGCCCAGTTTCTCCAAAGTACATTCAGAACGAGTACATAGATTCTGCATCTTCCACTCCTGTTCGGCTTAACGGAGCATTTGAGCAGATCCTTGTCCAGAAAGCCAAAAAAGTTCTGGCTTTGCAGCGAAAAGGAATTAAGCTGATCTTCCCCGACGTTCTCCATATCGAACAAGAACTCCTAAAATAATTTCTCAATCACGCCACTCCAAAAAGGGGTGGCTTTTTTGTTTTGCGCGGAATTTTCACTTTACAACATCCACTGTGCCCTTCAGCATATTGGCCGCCTTACGCATAAACCTGTTTTCTTCCAGATACTCCAATCCAATAATCGTGATCTCTGGGCAAATCGGCTCCGTAATGTGCCGCTTCATGTCTCCCAGGTTCTTCGTCACAACAATTCCCTTAATGTACCCGCTGTCCTGCATCATAATCAAAATCTGTTCCCAACGCTCACGGGTCACACCCAGTCGAAACGGGCTGATCGTCTCAACATCAAACTCCTCACAGTCAAGTGCCGCTTCCAAGTACCTCAATATCCGATATATGACCTTGAAGTTGTTCATTGTTTCGCTCCTTTTTGTCTGCGGCGGATTTTTAGGCCCCTCTCCTTACCAGCACATACCACTGACTTTTGCTAATACCCATCTGCTTACAGGCGGCCTCCACTGTGATGGAGCCGTCTTTTTTTATTTTTTAGGATATTGTCGTTTTTGGCCTACCAGCGGTAACTTTCGGCGTGGTTAATGCCTCGTATGGTGTCATGCCCATTTTCTTAATGCGGTAAGATACAAAAGAAAAGCTCAATCCGTATTGCTCGCACCAATCAATGGCCGACTTCGTTTCTCCATTAATCTCCCATTCCAGTTTCCGTTTCCTGCTCCGCTTTTTGGTTGGTCTTGCGGTAAATGTATATTTCGGATGTTGATTGTTTGCTTGCGCCTTTGCATCAGCCCACCTACAATTATCTGGTGAGTACCCTTTGTCGTTATCAATTCGGTCTATTGATAAATTATCGGCATACCCATGCGACAGAGCCCAATCCCTAAACGCAAACACATCCTCTCTCCATTCATCACAAATGTCTATTCCTCGCCCACCGTATGTTTTCCACGCATGGTTTTTGTGGTTATAACACCGCTCTTTCATTCCGCTCCAAATTCTGTATATCCTATCTTTTGATAATCCATGTGTACTAATAAGGGACTTATGATGAATACAATCTGCTTTTCCACAACTCTTTATTGTCCCATTTTCAAAAAGCACCGGATTTACTTCAACTGATCTACCGCAATCACATCTGCACACAAACATCTTTTTGCGTTTTCCAACAACGGTTAGATGGTATTTTCGAACACCTCTCCATTTTTCTATATCAAACTTTCCTCGGTTTGTTTGGCAAATACAAACCATAGGATTTTCTCTCAACAAAAACTTTGGAGCGTGGTAATTCTCTGCACCACAAAAGGTACATCTCGTTTTCCAGCCGAATCCCGTTTTATATCCAATTATCTCCCAGCATCCAATTTTCTGCCCAATCCACTTTGGGTTGCTTGGCAAATTTTCTCTTTTAATCCTTGCGGTTTCCTTTTCCGCTGCTATTCTTTTTCTTGTTTCACACCCACAAATCCCTTGATTCTTCCCTTTCGCATAATCTTTCCCGTTATGCGTGACTTTCTTCCTTCCGCACTTCTGACAGGTTAGCTCCCACATCTGTTTATGTGTTTCCCAATCATACCAAACACGGGTAACTTCAAAATCGCCGTACACTTTCCCGATTCTGTCAGAATAAAACTGATCCTGCATTTCAAGAACCTGTTTCTTGTTTGCCTCGTTAAACATCCCCCTTTTTTACCCCCTTTTTGTTTCGGCTCTCCAGCGGAGGCAACCCGTGTTCCGCCCGATACTTCGCAACTGCCTTATAGTAGGTGTTTGGACGCAACCCCAACTTTTCCATCGCCCACTTGTTCGTCCTCCCATCAGACAGAACTTCTTTGTAGGCTGCATCGAAAGCCACCTCATCTATTTCAATCGGCTTTCTTCCTTTATATGCGCCTCTGTCCTTAGCAAGAGCAATCCCTTGGGCCTGCCGCTCATGCGTGTTGATTCTTTCCTTCTCAGCCACATACGAAAGAACTTTCAATACAATATCAGCAATCAGCGTTCCTGTGAGATCGTTCGTTTTCCTGGTATCCAAAATGGGCATATCCAGCACAACAATATCTGCTCCGATCTCCTTCGTGATATGTTCCCACTGTTTTCCAGTCTCAGTGTAATTTCTTCCGAGCCGGTCAAGGCTGCACACAAAAACCGTATCACCCTTTCGGATTACAGTCATCATCGCGTTCCATTTGTCCCGGTTGTAGTCCCGCCCGCTCTCTTTATCAATGAAGATGTACCGCTCCGGCACTCCGGCCTCTTTCAGCATTTTAGTCTGCCGCTCCTCATTTTGGTCTTTCGAGGACACCCGCGCATATCCAACACAAATGCTCTCAGCCATCCCATCTCGCCTCCTTTTGTTTGCAAATTCATTATAACAAATAATTTTGTTGTTTGTCAACATGTTTTTTGCTTTTTTTAATTTTTCTGTGGTAGGGGGGCTCAGGTGGTGGGTGGCCGCCCTGTCCTATCCCCCTGGGGTGCCCGGCGGCCCGTTATCCTTGTAATACCTTGATTATCTGGGGTATACCCATACCAAACAGCCCACATATATATAATAATAATTTGGCACAAATCGCAACTACTCAAAAAATAAATAAAAATATTTGTAAATTCTGTTGACTACATCAAGCAAATATGTTATCATATAATCACAGCAAGGGAAACCGCGCTGAATCTACCGGGCAGGAGGTACACGAAATGGAGACTGATAGCATGACCCAGACCGAGTTAGCATCTTACCTTGAAACCCTGGCCAGGCTGGTAGAGGCCACGGCCAAAGATCCGCAGGACGCGGCCCGCATCATCCGAGAAGCCATTCCCAAGCAGTAAAAAAATAGGCTCCCCGCAGCCTACCACAGCACAGGGAGCCTAAAGAACCAAAACGGAGGCGGTTAGAGCCTGCCATCTGGCCGCCTCCACTATAACACAACCGGCAGGGAAAAGCAAGGTCACAGGCCAGGAGGGAAAAGAATGCAGCCCGATATATACGTAGTGCAAAAAGACGGCGTTACGATTGGATGGTATGCCACAGAGGAAGCCGCCAAAGATAAGGCCAAAGCAACCGGCGGGAGAGTAACCCCGTACTACATCGTTGAAAAATAAAGCCCCGGCCACCGCTTGCAACAGTGACCAGGGCAAGAAAAGCCCCAGAAGCACCACCAACCAGGGCCGCCCCTATTGTATCACGGGCGGGCCCGGAATACAAGAAGGGAGTTATAAAAATGAAGGCAACCATGATTAAGCAAAACGCCGAAGGAATCCGCCTTTCCCACCGTGAGCGGGAAGAGAAAAACGGCCTTGCCCGTGGATATAAGGCCGTGTACATGGACGCCGGGAAGCTCGTTGACCTGGTAGATCTCAGAATTGCGTTTACCAGCAGCGGAACGCCCTACGCTTGCGTTTGGTGCTATCAGCCCGGAGAATTTGCAAAAAACGACATGGGCGGGTGCTGGAACAGCGGGAGCGGAACAGCTGGGGGCTATGGGTATCACAAGGGAAGCGCCGCTGTAGAATCTGCGTTTAGGGCCGCCGGTATTAAGTTCAACTCAGAGATTGGCGGGTGCGGCTGGGAGCGTGTGAAAGACGCGGTGCAGGCCGCCGGGGAAATGCTGATTGACAATTCCGCCCCGGTTTACGTCGTAGAAATGTACGCATGAGGAGGGCCGAAAAAATGACATTCGAGGAGCGCCGCCGAATGGCTGATCTTGAGTTGTGGAAAATGTTATCCCGCACATTCCCGGGCCTTGTGCGCAACGTCCGGTTTGAGCATTACGACGCGGGCGGCTGGTGGTATACTTTCGAACTTGTAAACGATCCCCGCCGCCAAACGTGGGCGGTTAGGGAAAGCGACATTGACAACGCGGCGCGGGCCGCCCGCCGGAGAATGGAGGAAATGACCATGAAGAAAAGAGAAATTGACACTGCGGCCCGTTTTGGACTGCTTGACCGGCTGCAAGCGTTGGAAAACGATTTGACAGCGATTCCCGGAACAACGTACATTGATTTTGATTTGTCCGGCCTGTATGACCGTTGCCCGCTCTGTTTTGTCGTTGGCTATGATATTGACGTAAGACGGGAAGATTATTTTGAGGCCCGCCGAGAATGGATCAAGGCGGTTATCATGGTATTTTTGGCGCATGATTTGCCCCCGACAGGAGACACCATAGAGGACTACGGCGCAAGTTATTATTTTGTGCGCCGTATGGGCAAAACGTGGGAGGAGGTGACCCCCGCTTGATTATCCTGTTTATTATCCTTCTTCCGTTTATGGTGATCTGGGAGACGGCGAAAAAATCTTGACTGCCCCGTGCGGGCGCGATACAATCAATACACAAAAATTAGGAGGTTGCGCCATGAAACCCTATTATTTCCCGAACTCTGGCTATGTTGACGTTATTTTCGGGGGCCAGTCTCCCGTGTGCATGGACCGCGCAGAGGTTGACCGCCTCTCCCGCGAGGACGGCGGATGGGAAAACATCTGGGAGCAGGTCCACGAGGCCAGCGCCGCAGAAATTGAGGAATTCGGAGTATATGATAGCTGATAGCATGACACTACAACCCGCCCGGGGCTTCCCGGGGGGGGGTTTTCTTTTGCTCATGCCTATACACTCTCCACCAGCTTACCGCCGCTTGTAGGCCCTCCAACGGCCCGCAGGCGGCATTTTTGCGCAGCGGGACAGGGGAGAGGCAAAAACACAAAACCTCCGTAAAGGCCATTTACAGGCTCGCAAGGCGGCCTTGCCGTCCTGTAGTGTCCCTATATTCCCACTCACCAAAACGGCCCACAGCGGCCCGCACAGCGCCACACAAGGCATAAAGCGACCCCGGCCCACTCCATCGGAAGCAAGCCGGGGTATTGTCATTTGTTACGGGCCAGCGATAGGACGGCGCAGCGCTCTTTGTCTGCGTCCCACCAGGCGCAACGGGAGCCGGGGCACAAATACATATCGTTCAAAGTGATACCACCGCTTGCTCGGCATCCACTCATAAGCAGAGGGCAAAATTTATAGTCGATAACTCCTGACGGATTTTCATCCATAGTCGCAGCCTCCAAATAGTCGTTTCATAGTCCTTTGACTTCCAAAAAGTTCCTGAAATAGTCGCTGATAGTCGTTTACTCCTCCACCACTACAGACCCAGCGATCCGTTCCTCAAGCTGCTTTTGGTCGGGAGAGTCGCCGAGGGGTTGATTTGGCGTCAGAACGACCTCTTGCTGATCTTTCATACCAAAATAGTTCTTTGCTCTAAAAATGTAAACAACGGGGTTAATTTTGCCCTCTGTGACCATTTCAGACTCAAAAGATGCAATAAATCCTTTGGCTTTTTTAATGAGGTCCATGCGCACAGAGCTGCACCCAATCCCATTTTCCCAGTTCCAAACCGTCTGCTTGATAGTCCCTAATGCCATGACCATCTTCTCAACAGTAGGCAACTGTCCTGTTTTTTGGCAGGTGTCAAAGAACTCATATAGTCGCTCTCTGCACTCTTCATCGGATTTAACAATGGGTCTATCATAGAACATCATACAGTTACCCATGCAGCGGGATATATCTTCTGCCTTTGCTCCAGATATGACGCTTGGAAAGTTCTCTTTGCCTCCACGGCCCCTTGCCTTTACGATAGTTTTCCCTTGCTCCATAGTCGTATCATTCTTGCTCAGAGTTGTCACCTTCCTTCGCAAACCCAAACCTCTCTCTCGCTCTCTTTGCCATGTTTTCACGCTGTTCGTCCGATAGTTTCTTTGGGGCGCGGACTTTAATCCACTTCTTTGGGAAAGTATATTCCCTCATTCCTTCACCACTTCTAAGTAAAGTAATTTCTTTGTGTTTTTCGGCAAGTGCATCTAAGCGGCGGATCAGGGCACGGTCCATCGTGTAGCATGAGGCAAGAGGCTCTTCCTGATTGTAGTTGTAGATAGTTTCCATTTCATATTTTGTTAAGTCCAATGTTCGTTCCTCCATTCGAGAAAGGACATCTTCTTGAAAATCATAGTCGCCACAATGTATCTGATAGTCCCTGAGTTAGTCAGGAAGTAAAGTTTTGATAGTGTAGGAGAGATGTCTTTGAAGTAAGGCTCCCATGTAGGATTACTATATTTCATTTTACTTATATATCCCCTTTATATCATAATATAAAACCAGCAGCTTGTCAAGCCTCAAATGCTTTCTTTGTTATTTCTAAGATCTGTTCTGCCGTATATTTATTTGTTCCGTTATCTGGCTCGATCCCATCCATTGCAAAGATGCCCATTTTGTGATACATTGTCGCGCTGTTTGAACTAATGACAAAATATGTATCGTGCGGATAGTTCTCCTGAAGCCACTTAATCGTATTTTTTATCAAAGGATAGATTTCATTGTACTGCATAATTTACCTCCTCAGCCTCTCCGGGAACTCGTTCAAGGGCTATCCCTCCTCACGCTGTCCGCCCTCCCCGTCGTGGATGGAGCTCTCCATCTCAATCAAAAACGCCGCGTTTGTAGCCAAATGCCACAGGTGAGGCAGGCCGCTTTCCTGATCGCACTTTTCACCCTTGAGATAGGCCAGCCAGTGTCGGTAGAGAGCGTCACGGTAACGTTGCGGCTCCACTTTCCGCCAATTCTCAGAATCATGGTACTTTTCGTTTCCGTACATGCGGACCGCTGTCACAGCATCAATCAGGCTGACGGGAGTGAGCGTAGGGCGAGGCTTTCCTGCGTCTGCTTTGGCCTGCTGATCGTTGTTCGTCGGCTTATCCATGTTGGCCTTCTCCTTATGTTTTGTTGGCTCCAACATATCATCCTCCACCACATAGCCAAGCCACAGTTCACTGCTCATGGCCGTCCTCCTTCCTTTCCCACTCCCTGCACCGCTGATCCGGCTCCGTGAAGTCGGCGCGGTGCGGGGAATCCCCGTTACAGCACACACCCTGGAAGTCCTCGTACCAGGCGCAGGTGGCGCATTCCTCAGCTTTCCAGTTGGCACAGGTGTCATTTCCATGTGTTAAAAACACCCCGTTGTCAGGGCAATCACAAAAGCGGTCTCCGTCCCACCACACGCAGGTAGCGCAGCACTTATTCATGCTCGGCCTCCTTGTCCATGCGAACGCCGCACCACGGGCAGAAAGTAGCGCCCTTGTCTCCATCGTCGCTGTACTCTTTGCACTCCGAACAATACGGGATTTTCCCAGGTTCAAAAATCCATCTTCCGTGCCTCACCTCCGCAACGTCGGCGGCGGGGATAGACGTAATATCCTTGACAATATGTAGTCGCTCATCTACTCCAGGGTAATATTCCTCCAGGACTTTCAGAACGGCTGCCCTCTCGATGTACTCCTTCATTCAAAATTCTCCCCTATATAGGCAATAATTTCAGCCAACATTGTCATAAGTTCTACCTTGGAGATATTATTTTGACTCTGGTGGTAACAAATATCTTCATAAATTGATTGTTTTGGACAATCTCCAAATGTACTCATTCTAGCTCCCTCCGTAGTGCGGCCTCGGCATCCTTGCGGGCAAAAAAGACGGTTCTCCCGAAATCCTCTATTTTTACCCAGCTATCCACTTTTTGACTTAATACTCCATTCGTTTCTTTGCAAGGTCTCCAACGGTACATTTTTACATAGTACCCGTCCGCAAAAAATTCTATGGATTGTACTATACGTTCTACGATTTCCACTTTCCCGGAGTTTCTGTACCTTTCCACTTCGTACAGTTTGTCTCCAACCTTGCACGGACACACCACGCACCGTCCCTCATCGTCGGCCTGTTTAAGTTCGCGGAGGCGGTCAATGGGGCCGAGAGCGCGATATTGCTCCAGCTCTTTGTCATCGGAAAGAAGCTGGTCTATCTTGTCCGCTACCTTTGCGCAGTTCTCAGACGCAAGGCCAGCGATAACATTGACTTCCTCCGGCTCCAGCCCCGTGTCCTTGTAGGCTGCGAGGCGGTTAATGGCAGCTTCTATCAAAGAGCGGTCGCCGTACCAATCAGAATTTTCATACAGATCATTGACAATATCAGCAGCAAAGTCACTCAACCGTTCCATGTCAGTCCTCCTCGTGCCAATTTTGTAATGCATGTTTTAGGATTTCATTCTCCCGCTTCACCTGCTCCAGCTCCATTCCAAGGCGTACAATTTCAGCATCTTTTGTGCGCGCAAAATCCAGTGATTCACGAGCCTGCTCCAGCTCGGCCCGCAACTTCTCGTTTTCGGCCTCTAAGCGGTCCGCGCGTTGGTTTTCCTTGCTCCATAGGTCTTGCCCGCTTTCACCAAGCAGGGATTTCAGCCTCTCGTTTTCGGCCTGGAGCGTGGAGAGGGCG